AAAGGCTCGTTGCGTAGCATACGGGGAAGTGAATCTTGATCAGTCCTCATACTCATCTGCGGTGCAGAAATCAACTGCTGCATACGAGCCATCATCTGTGGCGACGGTGCCTGTAACTGCATCTGCTGTTGTTGTTGCTGATGGAAAGCCCGGCGGGGATCTATCATCTGCTGTGGTACGTTGCCATATCCGGGTGGTGATAATCCCATCTGAACCATAGCCTGCTGCTGCCGGGCCATCTGCTGTGGCATTTGCCGTGGTTGCTGGAATTGCTGTCGCAAGCGACCTAAACCACCATATCCTCTTGGACGGATGGAAGTCATCTTAGCTTGTCTCTACGCCGAAGATACTAAAAGACATATCGCCTGAACTCGCATAAACCGTGATCACATCGTTCTCGCTTAGGGTTATGCCAACGATGATGAATACTGTATCGTTAGCGGCAACCGATTTCCCGTAGTAGATATAATGCTCATTCGCTACGGTTGCGCCCGATGGTCGCACAGCCACCCTAATGGTAAGTGCGCCGCCGGAGCGGTTGCAGGCGGCAATAGAACTGACCGTCGTTACAGTAGCATCTGGTACCGTATACAGATCGGTATTCGTTGTAGCGTCCGGTGCTGATTGCCCCAGTACCTTTAAGGTATCAGCCATTACTAGCACCAAGCAATAAAAACTGATATTTACGAAGTGACAGTGAACTGTCGCTATCAGCTTGTATCTTCACAGAATGGATGTCACTACTGACATCTTCAAAGTTCTGTTCGATAGTTCTACGAGACATACTCTCGTCGTATTCCTGATATTCCTGTGGTGCGCGATTGAGCGCACGATAGACCTTGATACTCATCGTCTGCCATCCGTTCTGCCGTCTAGTCGTACATAACCGACACGCCAACCGTATCCGGCTCCCGTACTCTGCACCTTCATCGACATCTGTCTAGCTCTGGCACGAATAAACGCTTCTCCCGTACTAGGCGTGATCGCCGCTGAAGCCACCGAAGACTGTGCTTCGCCGGGATAGTTGTGCCCGTTAATACTGATCGTGACCTCATCCGTAGACTGGGCATCCCTGAACTGCACATCAGGAATCATTCTATGCAGGAACCAGAATTGATCTCCTTCGCCCATATCCATATCACCCGTTTCGATGTACGCCGTCATGGCAGATCCATCATCATCGTGACCATTTTCATGGCTGTACAACAGGTTCGGACGAATCTGTTTAATGGTACTGCCACCACCCGTAGTCGCAGTAGCAGTATCCGCTATAGTGATGACATAATTATCAGAATCCGTGACAGACACTACGGTATGCTGATCATTCAGCACCACAGTCGATAGACCACCAACTGTTGATACACTGTCCCAAATAACTTCATCATCTGCCACTAACCCATGATCTTGAGCATAGATTGAGACATTGCTTGTAGCATTGGTGTTAGTGGTAATCGGATTTGCACTTAACGTGTCCTCTCGTATCGAAGACGCGAGCGGGTAGGTTTTTGTACCAGCATGACTCCATGAGCCACGCACCAGCGTTCCGGTATACCATACATTTTCGGCATAGTTGAAGATGACATATTTGTCGATTTCTCCATTACCAGACTCAGATGGGTAGAACCACATGACTTCGGAGAAGTCCGTATTTGATCCTGAAACCACCTTGTAGGATTGGCTATCATCAAAATCATCAAACACGGTACTCAATACAGGACAGGTCAGCCTTTGTGCTGTTCCGGTATAGGTATAGAATGCTCCGCGATCCATGAAATAGACTGTACCACCTGCGTTTACCGCTGCATTAGGCGATACCATCGACATACCCTTGGCTGTCTCCGTAAAAGAGAAGTAGAAGGGGCTACCGATATACCTCATGCTGACGATGCCACAATCGGTCCATATCAAAGTCTCTTGGCGCGTCATCATTGCACCCACAATCTCTGAACAGGCCGCCAACTCCTGACCACCCGCACTGTTGGTCGATAACGGTTGCCATACTCCGGCGGCTTCCGAACTAGACCATCTGACAAGCAGTGGGTTGATCGTGGTTCCGCCAATCTCATTGCAACCAAACGCGATAACATGACGGGCAACATCCGACATCATTACTTGGGTAGCGGCTGTAGGAGTGTAGTAGGTTCCGGCCTTATAGGTTGCAACTACAGCAGAACCTCCACCTGTTGCCGTACCACTAGCATTTGCACCACCAATATCTGCCGTAAACGTGGCTTTATTTGTAACGGAGGCCACCGTCATCTCTACATTCAGCCTAGCCGCACTTATTCCACCTATAGCCCCACTTACTCCAGATATCGTGACCGTATCTCCGGCAGTAGCCCCGTGACCACCTTTGTCGATGATCGTAACAATAGTACCACCACTGGCAGTTGTTACCGGATCAGTCGAAAGAGTTACGGTACGGCGCGTTACGTCACTGAGTGCTGTAGCGGCGGTTCCCGTACCCACACTTGCATCCCAATAGTAAATATTTCCCTGCCGAACATTGGCGAGCATATCATCACCAAAGTTCGCCATAGACCATAGACGCAACTGGTTAGCCTGACCTATTCCTGCGCCAGATCCCCAAGTACCAGATCCCCAAGGATCTGCACTCCAGCCTGATGCCGATACATAGGTATTAAGTCCCGTATTGATCTGGAATGCGGCAGTTACACTACCACCACCACCGCTCGCACCAGACGTTGCTTGCGTAGAGCATACAACCCGGAACTTGCTGTCAGCACTAGCATCACTGGGATCACCAAGTGCAACGATCCGGTGTGTTGTATTAAGTGCGCCTGTACCTATACCGCCCACAGCAGTTGCACCTGCGATAGTTACATAATCGCCTTTAACCGCTCCGTGGGCACTTGTGGTGTCTACAGTGACAACACTCGTCTCATCGACAGTTGTGATTTTATCCGTACCAAGGGTAATTGTGGTACGGGTAGGGGTAATATCGTAGTAAAGACCACCAAGATTTACATACAGCTTCAGATTGGTCCCGACTCCAACATACTTGTCGCCGGAATCGGTAACCCAATCGTGAAGTTTTCTAGCGGTTCCCAAATAGGTACTCAGAACGTACTTGGTCCAACCGCCGATCTTTTCCGCGAAGCCTTTACGAAAGCGTACTTTATCTGAATCGTACCAAGTACCCTCTGCGGAGTATCTTGTACCATCCGTGAATAGCCCCGGCTTCGGGGCAATCTTCATAAAGGCCATAGCTGATTACTCTGGATCTTTGACCAAGAAATAAGGCTTATCGGCATCCAGATCCCCACCGATAACATCTTGACCAGAGATACCAGCCGCTACTAGAAAGAACTGCACCTGATTCTGCGCTTCCTGACTAGCCGCAAGCAGTTGCTTTGCTAGATCCGCCTGTTGCACGGACAGATAAACCCTATTCCCATCCTTTTCATTCCAAGGCAGGCCGCTCTGTTGCGTCTCGCCGTTAGTCACCGGCTCTTGTGACGCTTGCGACTCTTTCTTTGAGATTTGCTGTTTCTGTTTCGACTGATGCGAGGCGTTCGCCATGAGTATCTACCTTCTCGTCTAAACGGTTAACAATGCGCTCTATCTGAGCGAGGGACTGCTTCACCCCATTCAAACCCACTTTCACTCCGCCATAGGCCGCTCCAGCGGCGGCAGGAACTGCAAGCAGGGACAGTAATGTAGCCATTTCAAGCTCCATCGTCCTCATCCCATGGCATATTGTGTTTCGTTTCATGGGTAGGAGTGATCTGTTCGGCTATCTTAGTATCGAAGCTCGCTTGCATGGCCGCGATCTGTTCCTCGCCAAGATCCGCTTCCACCCAACCCTGAATATCGGCCTCCGTTAAATCTTCATACGGAATAAATGGATCTGGACCTTCTGGGTCGTAAGTCACGGACGAGGTGCCGATAAATGAGGCTTCATGCCCCTCACCATCATCAGCGGAATACCGCCAGTGGATTATGTAAACAACGTTTTCCAGCCCTTCTGCATCTTCGATGGTTACGTCCAACGCTGGGTACGACCATGAATATGAGATCGCCATTATTCTTCTTCCTCTGGTTTCTCAGGCTCGACAATTATGTAGCCTTCGTCATCGGTAACTGTACTTTCTATGATCTTCGGATCACACCGCTCTGCACAGACCATCCAACTTACTGTGTCATCGGAGTCCGATTCAGCACACTCAATCGTGAGCGTGTTGCCTTCGACTGAACCTCGTACAGCACCCCATCCTGTGTCATTCTGTATCCAGCACTGGGGATCACGACACAGAAGCTCCCATGTGCCTTCGCTCATCCCAGACGCAGAGTCCAAATCAACCTGTGCCCAGCCAGAAACGAGATCAGTGCTACCTCTGTAAATTAGGTCTGCTCTAGGGCCTTCAATACATGAGTGGACGAGGTGGTGTGTGTCTTTCTTTTCTGGTAGCGGATGGTCGATTTTGAATGTCTTGGTGCCAGCGGTAAATGTGCCATTAACATCAACCGTGCCATTGTCAGCTATGCTCATCCGTTCTACGACAGTGGGTGAGGTGGCGGTGGCGACGCCCCTTAACGAGAGCGGACCGTAGAAGTCGAAATAGCTAGTCGTGGAATCCGTAGACATGTGCATTGTAGGAGAGCTTTTAATGGTGCCACGACTCAGCATGAACCCCGCAGTGCCACTTGTGTTACCGATATGGAGTTGGGCTTGAGGCCCTGTTGTCCCAATACCCATAGTGGTATTAGATGTAGCTCGCCAAACCTCACCACCAGCAGAACATCGCATATTATTGGCGGCTGGATGATCGAAATAACTGTCCCCACCACCATCTAGATAGAGCTTTTTGGTAGTTGGCAGGAGCAAACCACTGGCCTGTACTTGGGTGACCCAACTGCCATTAACAACAGTCTGTACAGTGTCGGCGGCAGATTCGTGGATGTAAGTATTGCCGCCGCCGTCTAGGTAGAGCTTGCCCGTGGCTTTCAGTGATACGTTCTGCGACGAGTCGATAAGGAGGGCCTGAGTACCAGTGCGAGTTGTAGTATTAGCACCTGTATTGAACGTGATCGAAGTCGCGGAATTGTAGCCCGAATTACCACCGCCAAGGTCGAGACGGTTGACGCTAGAACTAGAGTGGGTCTGCATCATCATAAACCCTTCTGTCTCAGTCCCGCTGTCGTACTGACTGGACAGGAAGGTGGCCGCCTTATTTGTGTCATCGGAGATGGTGTCACCCGCCTTCATAACCCCCACCAATTCAAACGTCTGTGTAGGTGCGGCAATTCCCACTCCAACCCGATCATTACCACCATCGACAAAGAGCATATGGGAGTTGCCGTTGCTCTCTACCCTAAAGTCTATATCTCCCGATTCTTGATTGATGACCACCTCAGAGGTGTTCACGTTTATCTTGTCCACGCCGCCAGTTCTTAGTTCCCAAGAGTTATCCATATATCTCGTATATGTGTCGCTGTCACCCGCGTGGTATATGTACTGAGCGACTTGGACATCACCATCGAATCTACAGGTCCCAGCGTCCACTAGCATCGCGTAGTTATTCGTGGCTTCGGTTGCCGCACCCGATATATAAAGTGATGCACTGTTGGTAACGGTAGCCCCAGAACCTACTGTGATTTCCGGTTCGTTGATTATTACTTGAGCAACCGTCGTAATAGTTTCTGATACCGCTTGTGTCGTGATTGAGCTTACAAACCAAGCACCAGCTAGGTGCTGTGTGTCACCCGATGCTCCAGTAAAGGCACCCTGTACCCGTAAACACTCTGCTGTATTGCTAGACCCATCAGAAGTGAAGGAACCATCCAGCAGGAAGCGAACTCGTCCAATTGCGGAACCACCTATTGCGTGTGGCCCTGTACCAGAGACAACGAGGTCGCCAGAGACAACGGTATCACCCGAAGCATCTACCGTGAATACATCTGAACCAGTTCCGATACCAGTAGAGTTGACCGTGAACTTGCCGCTAGAGCCAGAAGAGATACCCGCAGTTACATATCCAGCCCTTGAATCGTGAGCGTGACCGTACAGGCTAATTCCACCACCATAACCCGCAGATCCAGCACCAGCTTGAATATGAAGAGCCGTCTCTCCGGTGGCGTCTTCATTTATCATTATAAAACGCTGTGCATCTGGGTTACCTGCAATGAGTATGTTCGTGCCTACGGCGAGGGCTTTGGCGACACCAAGACCACCATCCGTATGGACTGACCCAGTAGTGCCCGAAGTCGAGTCGGTTGCGTCATCTACCGACAAGACGCCAGCCACAGTCAGCGTACTAGCCATATCTACCGCACCGTCGATGTCTACTACGTCTAGATTTGACGTACCGTCTACGTCTAGGTCGCCATTAAAGTCTGCGTTACCAGCTAGAGTTAGTGTAGAAGCCATATCAACAGCACCATCAATGTCTACGATATCTAGGTTTGCAGTGCCATCTACATCTATATCGCCTGCTAGGTCAATTCCTGCGGCACCTGCTAAAACCAAGTCATCAGTAGATGTGTCCCATAGCATGTAAGCACTGGCTGTATCACCAAAGAATTTGACATCGTACCCAGTGTCATCGACACCAACCGTAACCGTTGAGTCAATCTGTACTGCGCCATCAATGTCTACTGCGTCTAGATTTGTAGTACCGTCTACATCCAAAGCTCCATTAAAGTCTACGTCACCCGCTACAGTGAGTGTGCTACTCAACTCCAGATCAGCGAACGCATCCAGAACAGCCGCGCCAGATCCGGCACCATCAGTGAAGATAGCCGCGACCTTGCCGTTACCGATTGTAATGTTGGCCCCGGAACCCTGACTTATGATGATGTTCTGAGAGCCGCTTGTAGCGTTTTCAATGATCCAGAACTTGTTGATCGTATTTGGTAACAAGGAAATGGTACACGCTGAATCCAGTGTGCCCGTATACTTCATGTATATGGCTCTACCTTCGTCAGCCGCACCGTCTGCTACGGTAGTGCTATGAGTGTCGGCATTCGTTGTGATAGCCTCAGTACCAGAACCGAAAGCGTCTGCTATAAGCTCTAGGTTCGTATTGGTGGAAGTACCCCAAGTACCCGATTCGGCACCTGTGGCAATTTCCTTCAGTCTCAGATTGTTGACATATGTAGCCATGTTCTATTCCTATAGCGTCCAAGTCCAAAGATGTATCAAGATAGGGCCAAGGGTATCCATGATACCATCAATCCCCCAGCCGTAGGGCAGATCCCACTTTCCCGGCGTACCTTCCTTCGCATGGTGACGCCAGTTGTAGACTTCTCTTATACCATAAAGCGCAAGCGCAATACCTGATCCAATCCGTGCGCCAGCAACCCAACTGTCTGGTAGAACTATCGCCCAGAGTACAACATAAAGCGTGATCAATGCCGCGATCAGCGCATGATGTACCCATGTTGTCCATTCCTTACCGCTCTTGAGTACCCAAGGCAGGTAGGGTTGCAGGTATTTGTCCGCCCATCTGTTGAGTGTGGCAAAGTCATCCACAACAGCTACCCATATCAAAAGCGGCATATGAAGAGCCAAAACGATACACGCAAGATTACTTAGGTCCATTATACAGGTATCAACTCCCAATCAGGTGTTTGAGAGTCCGAAACTTCAGACCATCCGGGTGTCTGAGCATCATCTATCGCTCCCCAATCCGGTGTTTGTGAATCATCTATTGGACTCCAAATCTGTACACTTGATGTTGCGCCTGTTCCTGCTACTCCGGTAACGCTTACAGTGACTCCGGCTCCGCCAGTTGCCGTTACCGAACCCACACCACCTGTCGCCGCAATTCCGGTTGGGCTGACATTTGCATCAGCCGTTACCGTTACTGAGCCAACTGCGCCCGTCCCAGCCAAGCCCGTTACCGTAACATTCGCATCTGCCGTTACAGTGACGCTTCCTACTGCTCCTGTTGCCGCCACTCCCGTGACAGAAACATTCGCCGTTCCCGTTACCGTGACCGATCCTACCGCCCCGGTAGCGGCCAATCCCGTTACGGTGACATTCGCATCTGCCGTTACCGTAACGCTTCCAACACTACCCGTTCCAGCTAAACCCGTTACATCAACGGGAACCGGCTCGCCCCAGGTACTAGAACCCCAGGTAGAACGGCCCCAGCCAGTTACACTTGCCATGCTACGCTATACGAATAATCGCGTTACTCGCATCTGCCGCAGGAAAAGCAATCGTGAACGTACCAGCAGTTGCCGTTTTCAATGCACCAAAATCTAGAATAAGAACAGCCGGATCACCGCTCGCACTATCATTAAAAATCATTGCACCCATAGCCGAAAACGTAGCAGTAGTCCACGCACTATCAGCGAAATCGGTAAGAGCAGTAGTTCCACTGCTGGAAGGGTCAACCCGTGTTAGCGTGTTGCCCTTGGCAGTATAATTCGTGCCAGTGATTTCGTTGCTAGTGGTATACGCTGTAGTAGCGGCAGTAAACGAAGCACTATCTGTGTACAGTGCGATCTGGAATGTACTTCCGCCGGAATTGAGGAAGTTGTGCTTTGCTTCCAGCAATTCCTTTTTGAAGGAAGTACACATGAAATTTCCTGAAAACGCCATTATAATTTCTCCACTGAATTAGCTAAATCACTATGACCTGCTGAACGTAGCAGGGTGGTTACCCTAGAGCGATCTTCTTTAATCGCTTCCTTGATATAATAGTTGAAGACATGGCGAATACGATCCTTGAACGCCCTTGCCTGGTCCACAATCAGCGGATGTGCGTCTTCCCCTATAGATATAACCTGCTCCGTAGCACGATTAGCCCAATGCTCCGGTCCCAAATTAGAGTGTTCAGTGGTCGTTACGATCACATTACCGATCTCGCCGTTGATCATGCCTTGGCCGTCCTTATGGTTCCGTCACGATATTCGTCACCAGTCATGCGTCCTTCCGCTTGCAGTTTCAGTAGATCCAACGCTTCCTGATACCTCTGCTGATATAGCTGCATCATGTCCGCATCACCCTTCATATAGGTATACGCCTCGACAAGACTGCCATAAAGAAGTGCTGTATCTGCGTTGGTGCCCAACCACGAAGGACTCGTATCAACGATTGAGGCTGGCTGATAGTAGTAGTGAAGCTCAGTCACATAGTCCGCATCAGGCGTAGGCCCGATAATGAATGTATCACTAGCAAAGGTGCCGTAATATTTAGGTGTGCCCTTAGTCGATGCGTTTGGATACGTCGATCTGATGAAATTCGCATCCTTATTCAATAAAAATATCTGGTTACTGGAACTTGTAATCGACAAAGACAACGGGAAAAGAAAGTCCGTGGGCATAGTTAGATACGCATTGCCATCAGTCATGTTACCTGACTGATTCTTGCGATTTACAGGTAGGTTAACAGAACGGTAGATGCGCTGTTCGGCTTGCTTTACAAACGTAGGGATCGCTGCAACAAAAGCTGTTTCAGTGTTGTTCGTGTAATCCTTGATAGCGGCTAGAAGTTCAGCGTAGGTCATGTAGTCACCTTCACGATGCCCACCTGCCCATGTGCTATAAGGTTACCTCCCCCACCACCACCTCCGTTTCCTACAGGATCAAACGCAAACATCTCCCTGCTTGTATCCTGTGCAATATCAGGTCGTGCATTTCTAATAGCTTCTGGATCAGCATAAGTGCCTAACCGACCTAAAAAGTTCTGTGGCTGATCCTCATCTAACATATCCCTACCAACCATAAGACCTGTCATACGACCAGCTTTAATCTGAGGTACAAGATTCTTGATTTTATATCTGAATCCTGTGCGGTCACAAAAGCCAAATGCATATTTGCCGTTAGCATAACGAGCCATCAGGAATACCCCCCTGGCACGAAATGTACAGAAGCTCTGTCACGATCTTCCTGTTCTGCTAGTTGCCACTGAAACTCGTACTCAGCCTTTAGTTCACCTGAGCGCACGAATGCTTCCGGGTATTTCTGTGAAATACGAAATGCCAATCCTGAAACAAGTGCTGGAAGGAAGCGAGCAGGAACATCAGGATTCGTAGACCCTACTGCTCCCGTGTCCTCAATACGTCTGATACGTTGATATGCGAATGTGTACACCTTATCTGGTGTCGGCCAAAGATACGCAACCGGAGCAACAGCCTGCTTATCAATAAAGATATTTACAGGACGCCCTTCGGTAAGCTTGTTAGGTATCGTGGAGTATTGCGATACGCTAAATCTTGAAAGGGGCTGATCGTTTTGTGATGTGCCCGTTCCTTCACGAATCCAATATTCGATAAGATCTACGGTGTCTGCTGGTAGCGTGATTGTGGAAGTGCTTGCAGTTGTGCTCGCAGTTCCTTGTTCTACGCACCAGAAGTTTAATCCGCGATTTGCCCACTCAAGACTAAGAAGGTTCAGTGACCGACGAGCCGTTTCGATATCGTAGCCTGTCTTGGACTGAAGGCCACACCTTTCAAACGCCTCTTCAATAACCTCTGCAATCTCAAGGTTGAATGTCGCAGTACCTGATGTAGCCATTAGCTGTCCCTAAATTTGTTCTTACATTGTGCCTTGAATGACCTGACCTTTCCAGGCGTCAAAGAGCCATTACCAATCAAACCACCACTTCTCATTTTTGCATAGTTTTGAAGCGACGGTTTTTCAGAAAGACTATTAATGATCGCCTTCTTGATCATGCCACCACCTGCATGTTTATCTGTCCAATCTCTTGCAACTTCAGGTTCATTTGCCCACAAATACCTTCTTTGCTTTTCACTCTTGAAAGGCATTAAAAAGCCCTCCAGTTAGGATATTCCAAAGCAATATGGCTGGTATGGGCCACTTCTTCTTTATGATCAGGATAATTTTTCGCAAGCCTGCTATAGTATCCCCAATTATGATCAGCATCAGCCTTCTTTTTAGCGATCTCGTTGTACTCAGGAACACTACTCTCTTTTTTCTTAGCCATTAGTAGCTCTTCCTCAGAGCCACCATCACGGTATATCGGTCGCCGCTTGAATGGCCCGTAGTAGTAAAGTTGATATCTCCGGTTGGGCTAGACGCATTATTTGTAAGAGGTCCAGCCTGACGGAAGTCATAGAATCCGTATCCGCTGAGAGTCCAGCAAATAACATCCGTGGAAGCGTCCCATAGAATATCTACGGTCATACCGGAGCAGTCATACCATATCTGCTGGATTGTAGCTCCAGCGCATGACTTACCAGTACCGGATTCGGTCTGGAGAGCGGAAACATCTACCTTGGTCACGGCACTTTCGCCTGTGCCATCGGAGATGTTGGTGAACTTCATAACGGCGATTCGGTCGCCATCTTGGATCGTTTGGGACGTTACTGCGTCAGCCATCTCATTCTCCCCGCGAGGACAGGACTCCTGGTCCCGCTCACAATAGGAAATATGACCACCCACCCTTAGATGGGTGGCCTTATCTCAGTTAAACATTACGACAGTGCCGCAATCGGTGCATATTCAATAATGAATGTGAACGATCCCGCAGTAGTAGCATCTACGGTGTTCGTAATATTGCAGTAAACCGTCCGCTCAGAAGCAGTGTACTGGACCGACGCAGGAGCAGTAGTACCACTCTCCGTCTGGGCCACCAATGTGCAATTGACGACATTGCCCACTACAACTGTCGTTCCACCATCTAGAATCTGATCTGTGATTGCCGCAACAAGCTCCGCACCGGAACTAGTTGATCCAACCTCAAACCCAATGTCTCCTGTTCCGATAACCGGAGCAGTAATACACACAATAGAAATGTTGGTAATAACGGTATTAGCTGGCTGAGTAAACTCACCGATAGCTGGGCTATCACCTGCTGTGGTATTAACCGTAACGCCTGAAGCGTGTCCAATACCCTTACCTAGAACAACTCTAGTAGTGTAGGCACCAGTTGAACTGCTTTTATCAACGGATTGAAATCCGTTTTCCGACCTTACTGGTCCTGAAAAAGTTGAATTAGCCATTAGTTTCTCCTGTCGTGGCTAGTGTCTACCAATCTCTTGATAGTCAGGAAAAAAAGAAAGGGTGGGAACAGTCCAAACATAGAACCGTCCCCACCCCCTACTCACTACGCTCCGGGTGAACCCCAGATCCCTAACGGATCTGAGACACCAAAGCTGTACCGCTCGCGAGCCTTGTAACGCACGTTTCCGGTATCAAAGTCACCGTCCATGCTTGTCTCAAGTGCAACACGATTAAAGTGCTTCATTCCATTCGGAACGTCGGTAAGCAAGAACCACGCATCCGTATCAGTCAGATAGTGATTCACAACCGTTCCACCCGGAACAACACCCATCGAACGCACAGCGTTGATATCGTTGTCCGAAGTCGCAGGACGAAGCTCAGATTTCATTACCCGTGTCGCCACAAACTGTAGATCAGGCGGGATAACGAGCGTCTGGGGACGAGCAGCGATCATCAGGCCACGCTCGTCGGTCCATTTGCCAATCTGAATAACGGCAGCCTCAAGAGAAGTCTCGTTGAGGTCAGCAGCAGTAGCTGGACGGTTAGAGTTCTTACCACCCGAAACGAGTGGGTGACCGTCACCACCAGTTACGCCATCGCTTGATGCCGTGAAAAGGTTTACACCGTCGCCGCTCTGATAAGCGTTGGTAAACCCGTTGTTCAATGGAACAACAGCTTTAACCTGCTTGGTGTGGGCCATGGCGCGAGCCAAAGCCTTGGTATAACGGGCCGACAGGGAATCATAAAGATTATCTTCCATGGCTTCTTCCGTAATGGCAAAGCCCATGGCGATTGTCTCATGATTGTAGCGAGCGGTGAAGCTCTCCTGTGCAGCGTCATACGAAATCGCTGATCCCTCGTCCTTGACGGGGGCAGCGTCGAAGCCCGAAAGCTTCACTTCTTCTTCAAAAGACCGATCTGAACTTTCCGTCTCGTAGATTTCAGAATGCTCATCGTCGTAGCGAGCATACTCCATCCCGAAAAGCGCGTTAAGCCCAGGAAGCAGTTCCTTGAGAAGTTGTGCGCGTGAAATAGCCATTAGTTAGTTTCTCCTATTGCCCAGTGGCGCGTCGATATTGATGCGGAGAAACCGTCACACTAGACGGCCAATTGAAGGCGCACACGACATCAGGATAAGTATCACTAGCAGTAGTTCCTACAGGAGCCTTACTATCCGGGCCATCAACAAAGTCGATGATACGGACTGGAAGCGTCACCGTTGTCGCTGGTGTACTCGCGTCAAGTGCATTCTTCGATTTTCCAATGCTGGTGCTACCAGCCGTTTGCACTACAGCGGCATTTAGTCCGCGATCTGTAGTGTTGAGGGCTTCGTCTCCCTGCATTTGAAATACAACATTCGGGTCATCAATCACATAAGCCATCGCATCAGTTGCCGTTGTAGACGCAGGCCACTGCGTATTAAACGTCTTCTGGTTCGTTGTACTTGGTGTGTAGGAACAACCCACGAAGATTCCGGCAGAATTCAACGCAGTAGTACCTTCATCTTTAACAATAGTACCATCTGTGTGAACCGTTACAAAATCACCGTTGAAAATAGCGGTGCTATAGCCGCTGGCAATTGGTAAGTGTCTCACCTTGCCCGTATATGAGCCGGAGGCACTCAACGTACCAATTGGCCTCGCACCGTATGGTGAAGCTGAAGCAGCCATGGTAGTTAATTCCTATTTAATTTGGGCATCAGCGGCTTCCGCCACCAAACGCCACACGAGTTTTACGATCAGGCGCGAGAACTGGCATCCGTGGATCGTTCTCACGCATATAATTATTGTCAACGGCTTGCATCTGAGATTCAGCATGACTTTTGTAGTATGCCTTTCTCTGATCCACTAATTCCTCCGGTGCCTTGCACAAGAGGAGACCGCCAACCTCAATACCACCCTTCGCACCCCATTCCGACTTATGATCACTCATAATCTGAAGTTCCGGGTGATCTTCGGAACGAACTGGTTCCCAACCTTCACGAAAGCGTTTTGAAACATTCGTGTTATCAAGATTGCCAACCATTGCTGTCCGTATCCATCTGAACACCCATCCATCCTGTGGATCGGGATCTGGAAGGATTGATGCAGGTTCCCAAGATTTCTGACGAGTCTCGTTTTCACGAGTCTCTAGATCACGGGGTTCCCGTGTAGCGCGTTCTTCAGCCATTAGACCATCTCCTTCATTAACTGGGCCGCATATTGCTGAGGTGTAAGTCCCAAGCGTTTCGCGAGTCTGACCTGGGTTTCCGTCAATCGAACGGTGCGTGGTTTAGCTCCACTATTTCTAGAAGCAGATGCTACCACGGATTTTTTTCGAGGCGGTGCGGAGTCAACAACCATCGTATTATTGGTGCGTTGGTTGCTACTACCGAATTGCGTAGGAAAAACTTCTTTCATACGAGAATCAATCAATTCATAATATTGTTCGGACTCAGGGTCAATCCCTTCATCCCCAACCAGTTTCTCATGTACACCATATGCAAAACTTGTCATTTCCTTATCAACACCAAACCAGGGGTTGCGTTCCTGCCATTCCATGGCCTTCGCATCAGGCTGAATCGGCTCTGGAATATACTGCTGTTGCTGTGCAGCGATCTGTTGATTCTCTGCCAGCACCTGTTGCTTCCAATTATCAATAATTTTCTGCGAAACAGCCGGAGCATGAGCCTGAGAAAGCTGTGCATTGGTCAAATGTTGCTGTGCAAGGGTAATTTGGTCGGAATCACCCGATTCATGTGCTCTTTTGAAGTTTTCTTGGGCAATTACGAGTGATGCGTCTGCTTTATCCTTACTTTGTTGCGTTAAAGCAGTCTGAGAGTCCTGAACAAGCCTTAAAAGCCGCTGATTTTCTGTTTGAAGGTTCTGAGTGTAGTTAACAGCCTCATTTGCAAGCCTGTCCGATGCTTCTTTGGCCCTACGCTCTTCATGGTACTCCCATTTCAGCTTTTTTATGCGTTTTTGGGCACGTTGACCTAATTGTGCGATCTCTTCGTCCGATGCAGCCCCATCATCGTCGCTTTTTGCCGCCGGAACACCCCTCTGGTCCTCTTCCGGGCGGTCATCCACGACTTCAATGTCAATTTCACCCACATCGGCACTCGTTTCCGTCTCCGCAGGAGGTTCTATCGTAGTTCTGACACCTAAAAACTTGTCTTCTTCGGTCATTCTTCCGGTTTCTTCACTCATTTTAGGCCCTTTCCACGCCTCTGGGGTCTTCCACGACCGCCTCTACAGTGTC